CAAAGTTTGATGCAAATGCAAACGCTTTATTAAGCGTAAAGAATGAAGTATCTACGATGGTAGAAAAAAGTATTGATTCAGTTAAGGCTGAAATCAAAGCAGTAAAAGATGAAATGGATAAACAAGCTGAAGAAGTATCTCGTAAGAGTGCTGCTAAAGTTTCTACCAAATCAATCGGTGAGCAAATCGCTGAACAATTAGATTCTAATATGGCAATCGCTGAAAAAGAATTAAAGTCTTCAGGTGGTTCATTCACTATGAATTTAAAAGCGGTAGGTAATATGTTATTGTCATCTAACTTAACAGGTGATTCAGTAGCTACTTACAACCCTAATCAAGCAATTTTACCTGCTCAAAAATTAAACTTTAGAGATTTAGTTTCTACTGTACAATCTGCGACTGGTACTTTTGTAACTTACAAAGAAAGTGGTTCAGAAGGTGCTATCACTGCACAAACTGAAGGTGCATCTAAAGGTCAAATCGATTACGACTTAACAGAAGTTAAGACTGTAAACGCTTATATCGCTGGTTTTGCAACTTTCTCAAAGCAAATGATGAAGTCATTACCATTTATTGAGCAAACTTTAACTCGTATGATGTTAAGAGATTTCTTCAAGGCTGAAAACGCTTCTTTCTTCGGTACTGTTAGTGGTGCTGCTACTGGTTCAACAACCGTAACTGCAACTGATGATGTAGAAGAAATTATCCAATTAATCGGTAACCAAAAGACTGCTAACTTTAATGCTTCTTACGCATTAGTTTCTCCAGCTCAAATGGCTCGTTTAATTATCTCTACTTACAACAAAGGTTACTATGCAGGTGCTGGTGCGGTTATTCTTAACGGTGCAGGTGGTTTGACTATCTTTGGTACTCCAGTATTCGAGGCTTCTTGGGTAACTGATGACAAAGTATTAATCTTTGATAGAGACTATATCGAAAGAGTTGAAGTTGAAGGATTAAATGTAACTTTCTCTTACGAGAATGGAACTAACTTCGTTCAAAACTTGGTAACTGCTCGTATTGAGTGTTACGAGGCTATCAACTTAATGTTACCTACTGCAGCAATCTACGCTGATTTAGGCAACGCTTAATTAGTTCTTTAAAATAATAAGAGAGGGTAGGTGCTTAATTGTATCTACCCTTTTTTAATGCTAAAAATATTAGTAACTTTGTATTATGTATAAATGCACAGTTGACATATCTTACAACGGTAGAAAGTATTATAGAAATAACTACTACGAGCTTGTTTTAAGCGATAAGATGAAAGAATTTATCAAAGTTGGGTACTTTACTGCAATCGTAGATAAAGGTGTTACAAAAGAGTTTAAAGGCAAAATAAAGAAGAAATAATATGGCTAATGTTAAAATATCAGAATTATCTCCATTAATAACAGTACAAGATGCGGATGTATTGCCGATAGTGGATAATGCAGTAACTAAAAAAGTAACGGCTGCAATTCTACGAAGTTACACCGAAGGAAATAGTGTTCTTTTAACAGGCGCACAAACTATTGCAGGAATTAAGACCTTTACTGCTCAATTAGCATCTTCGGTTGCTACTGGTACTGCTCCTTTTTCTGTTGCTTCAACTACTAAAGTAACTAACTTAAACGCTGATTTATTAGATGGTTTATCTTCGGCTGATTTCCAGGCTACTTTAAGTGGTACAGGGATTGTCAAGTCAACTGCTGGAACTATTTCTTATTTAACTGATAATACTGCTAATTGGGATGCTGCTTATAACGATAAAATTAATTCTGCTGCCGTAACTGGTATCGGTACAAATACTTTAACCTTAACACAACAAGATGCAGGAACAATTACTGCGACTTGGGTTAACGGAACTCTAATAAGAGAGATAAGAAACACAACAGGTGCAACTTTAACTAAAGGAACGATAGTTTATATTAGTGGTGCAACAGGAAACAAACCAACGGTAACTAAAGCAATTGCAACAGGAGATGAAACTTCTGCTCAAACCTTTGGTTTTGTTCAAGAAAATATTGCTAATAACGCTAATGGTTATGTGGTTATTATTGGGGATTTAGTAGGTATCGATACTTCGGCTTATGCTGAAGGTGCGCAATTATACTTATCTTCTACGGTTGCTGGTGCTTTTACTACCGTTAAACAATATGCTCCTAATCATTTGGTTTATGTGGGTATTGTTACAAGAGCGCATCCAACTTTAGGACAAATAGAAGTTAACATTCAAAACGGCTTTGAAATGGATGAGTTGCATAATGTGGCTGCTCAAAATCCATCTAATGGAGATATATTACAATATGTAACTTCGACAGGTTTATGGACTAAAGTAGCAGGAAGCACAACTAATATTTCAGAGGGTACTAATTTATATTATACTGCTGCTCGTTTTAATTCTGCTTTTGCAGGTAAAACAACAACTGATTTAACTGAAGGTACTAACCTTTACTTTACAAACGCAAGAGCAAGAGGTGCTATTTCTTTAACTACAAGTGGTACTTCAGGCGCAGCAACTTATAATTCATCAACAGGAGTTTTAAATATTCCTAATTACGCTGATACGGACACAGGAATAACTTCTTTAAACGGATTAACTGCTTTAACGCAAACTTTCGCAGTAGGAACAAGTGGAACTGACTTCGGTATTTCTTCTTCTACTTCAACGCATACTTTTAACTTACCAACGGCTTCGGCAACAAATAGAGGTGCTTTAAGTAGTGCTGATTGGACAACTTTTAATAACAAACAAAACGCTTTAACAAATCCTATCACAGGTACAGGAACAACTAATTACTTACCAAAATTTACTGGCTCAACTTCTTTAGGGAATTCTTTAGTTTATGATAATGGTACGAGCGTAGGTATAGGAACAACAAGTCCAAATGTAGAATTAGCTTTATTTAACGCAAGTACTCCGAGATTTCATTTACAAAATACTGCAAGTGGAACAGGTACAACAGATGGTTTACAATTAGCTTTATCAAGTTCGGATGCTTATATTTGGAACTTTGAAAATGGGGCAACAATTTTTGGTACAAGTGGTTCTGAAAAAATGCGTATCACTTCTGCGGGTAATGTAGGAATAGGTAACACAAATCCTACAAATGCTTTAGATGTTTATAATACAACTACTAACGCAAGAATTAACATTCAAGGAACAACAAATCCAGTATTATCTCAATATACTAATTCAAGTGGGCCTTTATATATTGGTATTGATGATTCGGCAGGTGCTAATTATACTGGAACTCCTTATGCAAGGTTTATTTATAGTGCATTTAATTATCCATTAGCTATTTTTACTGACGGAACCGAAAGAATGCGTATCACATCTTCGGGTAATGTCGGAATAGGAAACACTGCACCTTTTTATTCTTTAGACTTAACAGGTCAAACAATTAGAACTGCAAGGATATATTCAGCAAGTTCAGATACAAGAGTTTATTTACAAAATACAACATCTGGAAATCCTACAACAGACGCAGGTTTAATGACTGGTTTAATTGGAAATGATGCTTACTTTTTTAACTATCAAGCAGGAAATACTATTTTTGGAACAAGTGGTTCTGAAAGAATGCGTATTGCTACTTCGGGCAACCTTTTAATCGGCACAACCACAGATGCAGGCTTTAAGTTAGATGTAAATGGTACTGCGAGATTTGCAGGGGATGTAATTTTAACAAAAAGTGGAACTTCTACTTTAACAATAAAAGGTAATGCAATAACTGGTTTTGATTTACAAAATGATACATCAGGAGTTTATTTATGGAATAGAGATGCAACTCCTATTTATTTTGGTACAAATGCAACGCAAAGATTAATAATATCGGGAAGTGGTGTAGCAACCTTTAGTGGTCAAGTTAATATAGGCAATCCAGTTGCAGCAGCAGTAGCCGTAGCAAGTACACATAAAGTAGAAATAGTAATAGGTGGAGTAACTTATTATTTATTAGCAACTACCTAAAAAAAGTATTAATTTAGCAAAATGAACAACGAACAAATATATTCTATTTTAGGTCAAGGACTTAATATAGCAAACACAAAAGGATGCTTTAATTTAGATGAATCGGCAACGATTGCACAAGCATTATTACAATTAAAAGAAGTTTTAAATTTAGTAGAAAAAAAAGATGATTCAATTAAAGCCGAGTAATGCAGGTGTTTTAGGCACTATTACTCAAATTGATGTATTAATTTTACCTTTTGATGTTCAAGCGGTTACTTGCTCAACTTATTATAAGTTATGTGATGCCGAAGGTAAGTTATTAGC